AGCCACTGAAAAACTGGTGGAATCGGGTACCACCCTTCAAGTCTGAAGTCCCATCTTAGGTCTTTAAATGGTAGTCTGTCGCAATCCGTGCTCCAAAGTTCCTCGAAATTTTCATCAAGTAAAAGAAGGCGACGCTTCTCAACCATGTCCCAGATGTGCCAAACTCTCGAAATTTCCCCTTCACTAAGGAGACGTAGGAAGTCTGGCCGTTGGTTTTTATCGGAACCTGAAAAGAGGCCTGTATCCGTATAATCAGCACTGACAAGTGCATTCGAGTACTCCTGAGGCCACTTCACACCTTTTGTTTTCTTCAGTAGCTTTGTATAGTAGAAGTCAAAGTAACCGCACCATTCGTGGTCGTTGAGTTCTGTAGCGTCAGACACTGAAACTCTGAATCGCTTAGGGTTGATCCTTTTGAAATACATTCTTTCATTAACTGGTACAGTGTTGTCTTCAAGAACCTTTGGATTGTCTTCGGGTCCATCCTCACTGTTGTGGTCACTTAAAAGGGGGTCATCCTTCTGCGGATTCCGCCAGTCCGCCGCGTAGCCCACTTCCAGTAGTCCAAACCTGAAAAACGAATCCAGAGCGGCAAGCTTAACGTTATCAACAAAATTAGCATTAGGGTTCTGTACAAGAGTATTAAGCACATCTTGTTTAAGTTCTGAACTCTGGGCGGCAAAGTCGAGGTTCCATTGAGCATTTCCGGGGCGGGGGCTGAGAAGAAAAGAAGGTTTCTGAAAGAGGAGACCTGCAAGTTTTGTCTTAATTGTACTATAAATTAAATTTAATTGGTAGGGATTGTAGTTGACACTTATGTAGTCGCGGCGGCCTTTCCACATCTGCCCTTCGTAGTACTCTTCAAGAATTCGACATTTAAACTTCTCCTCCCACTCGGAGTAAAATTTGGTTGCATTAAAAATCCGCTGCGCCCAAAAGGAATTTGCCATTTCAATGCCTAATAGCGATAGTCCGCATTCATAATATCGCCAGATTGTGGAATTGTATTTGTAAATGTAATAGTGGCTCCACTAATATTGTAATCAACAGAAAGAGACATTTTAAGACCATTTAACCAAAGATCTACAGAGCCTACTATTGGGGTATGAGCAAGATTAAAAATTAAGTTCGTACCATCTTCTGTTCCACTTGGAAATTCATTTAAAGAATAGTTAGGCTGGCTAGCTATCAGGTTGTTAGATGAAGCAGTAATTAGGCCTTTCCCATTTATAGTTAAAGTGCAAGAATGAGTTGTATCTCCACAAGTTAGAGGATTTCCATTTACGCTATTTAGAGTTAAAGTTCCGTTAGACGCTACCGTAGCATCCCCAGAAAAAGTTACTCCTCCAAAGATTGTCCCATTAGAGTTAATTTGAAACTGACCAGCAGAACCGCCTGGATTTCCCGCTACCCCACCGATTACGTCGATTGTAGGGGGAGTAGTTGTATTATTTATTGAGAAGTTAGAAGGATTAAGTGTGTAGCAAGCAAGTATAACAACGGGGTAGTTAGCAAGAGAGGAGACAGACTGGGCGGCCACGATTGTACCAGGAGAGAGAACTTTGGGGCAATTGGTCCTTTCTACAATTGCTTGGCCGCTGGCCAGCAGACTTAGCGTCGAACCAAGAGTCACACATCCCAGGAGTTTCTTCATTGCACAGATCCTGCAACCGGCGCTCTATTCTTCCCCATTTCTAGAACTGCTTGGAAGAAAGCAAAAGACTGGCGTGGTGGAGCTTTTCGGACTTTACTTGGCATCGAGCCGTGCATTGCTACAAAATACCTTACACAGTCGTAGGCGTGATCCACTACACTTTTGTCTCTTTCGTCGGAGTAGATAGTTTTCCCATCGAGGGAGCCTAGAACTTCCCGTCGCTGCTGACCTAACTGCTTTGCAGCTTCCCGTACTCCGTAAGGATAGTCGGCTGTGGCTTTGACAAAGTAGAGTCCGATTGCAGGTTTAGACTGTGAAATCGGGTTGGAATAGGAGTTGCTAATTTGCAAAAGTTCGTTAATTCGGTTTCTAGTTGCAAACTCATTGTTATCGGCAGGAGTCCACGATAAAGGAGGCGCATCACAGTCTGAAGTTGTGTATTCGTCGGCAACAGTCCAAAAACCCCCATCTTTTTGAGCCGTTTTCTTAAAGATCTGAGGGTCTGCGTAGTTTCCACTATAGGTTTCCCCCCTACTCAAGTCATCTATAGCTTGTCTGTGGTAGGAGATGACTTTACCAGGTACGTAATATTCCCGATAACAAACATAGACACCATCGAGAGCCGCGAACCAGAGACAACATGTAGGACTGCTATCTCCGTGGTCAAGAACTCTAAAGAGATTGCCTCTTTCTCGAATACGTTCAAGAAGTCTTTCAGTCGGTTCGAGAATTCCTTGGGAGGGCAAGTAGTGAATCGAGGCTGAACTAATTCCCCACTTCCCCCGCACGTACTTGTCAACCCACTCCGGGTCGTTCTTGAGTGCATCGGCATAGGCTTCCTTCGACCCTAATTTTGTATCCCATTCTGCTTCAACGAAGAAGTTTTCTGACTCAACTTCAAGCGACTCAGGATGGTACTTACGATAAATAAAGTGAAATTGAGTATCAGGATTGCAGAGAAGAATCATATAAGAAGGGGCGATAAGTTTATCGGTAAGTTCATTACGTGGCCAATTAGGATAAGCACTTAGAAGAGGTTGAGGCACAATAGCATTATCCCAGCGCCCAACACGAGAGAGAAGCACCAAGTAGACTTTCTCATCAAATTCCTCCGCCTGATCCCCTATGAAAGTGTTAATCTCAAGACCCCGAAGGGTATTCTCATCAATTCCATCCAAATGGAGCCAGATAACAGAAGAACCATTCTTTAGAACTGTCAGCCCATCCTGCTGGTTGTGACTCTCGATCATCTCGGGCGGCATGATCTTGAAGAAAGTTTCCATTGTTGTCTTCTTCAAATCTGCGTAGGTCTGCCGCCCCACCGCTATGCGGTAATTGGGAAAGGTCAGAAGTAGGACTGTAGCCTTCAAACAGGCTCCAAAAGACTTCCCATTGTTAAAAGAGCCAGAAAAACACTGTTTACGTGCCCTAGAGTAGAAAAGGGCGCGTTGGGCAGGATTTGAGAATTTGAAATCTAGTTGCACTTAAGAAGTGGATGAAGGTAGAATCTGGGCAGCCAAAGCGGCGGCACTCAATGCCTGAAGGGCGGCATTAAAAGTAGTCGTATCTGTAGTAAGTTGAGTTTGTGCAGGAGCCAAAGGTGTTGTAGCCGTAGCAATTGCAGTTTCTATAGTTGCAACATTTGCTACATCCGCTTGGTAGGTAGCCTCGGCGGCTGCCACTGCTGAGATTGCATTATCAAGTGGTGTATTCATGAGAATCTCCTTAAGTCGTCACACCGGCGGCTACTTTTAAGTGAGCAGCCCCTGCAATTGTTTGAACTAAAGTTTCTAGTTCTGTTGAAGTTAATGTAGCCCCACTATGTTCTAATTCTGTAATAACAACTGCAACCTCACTTAGAATAGGCCCAACAACAGGAACTAAAGAAACTGTAGGGGTTAATTTAGCTACAACGGGGGCTACTTTCTCAACCCCAGCAGCGATGTGTTTTCCAATTGTTTCGATGTCAGATAAGAATGAAGGCATTGAATTTTCCTTTTTAGGTTTTTGGGACTTCTGAGAGGTTCCCCAGCTCCAACCAGTTTTTAACTTTAGGATCAAGGAAACCTCTAGTCGGGGGAGAGTTCAGGCTTTAGCGCTAGGCGCCCCAGCGCTGGAAGCGGCAGCCCCAGCAGAAGCAACCACAGAGGCTAAAACCGCGGCAAGAGTTTGAACACTAACAACTCCTGAAGTTCCAGCGATGATAGGAATCAGGGCTTGTGCAAGAGAACCAAGTGAGGCAGCCACAGCAGCGTTAGAAGTTGCAACTGTTGCATTAGAGGTATCTTCAGAACCCGCAGCGGAGTCCTCAGGACCCTGCTCTACTTCGTTCTCTGTTTGACCAGTTTGGGCAGCAACAAGCAGATTCTGGAAACCAAGAATAGTTACAGTATCCAGTAGTTTATCAAGTGAGGCAGCTTGCCGCTCCGAGCGGATATCAATGCGAGCACGGGAATTTGACCAATCCGAAGAGTTCCGCATTCCATCGGTTGCGGTTCCCATTACTTGGTCAAAGAGAAGTTTCATATTCTCTTCTCTTCCAATTAGAGGGTGGGCAGGAATGAGAAGTGAGCTATTCTGAGGGGGTGAGTTTTTGTCAGTTTCGGTCATAGTTGAACTCCTTAGAGGTTAGATTAGAAGTAGGAAGGTTAGACAGCCTTGAGGCTTCAACTAACCTTTGACTCTTTTGAGTCGAGGATTGGCTTTCTTTGCGCCAGCAGAGGCGTGGCGGGAAGAAGCTGCTAAAATTGCTCCTGCCGCTTTCTTACTCAAACCTTCTTTAGCAGAAATCTTAGAAGCTACAGCGGCAAAACCTGGATGCGCTTTAGACATAGGGATTTACTATTATTGAAAATGATTGATAAGTACCAGTTTTAGTTTGAGGGTTGCCACAAGAGTAGTGTCCTAAAGCCACAACTTGAACTCTGCGCCCATCGTCAAAAGTGTTGAGAGCCTGCTGGAGCATCTCAGAAATAAGTTTAACTGTTTCTCGTTCCCCGTCGTCTGCCAGACCGCCGGGCGGCGCGGCAAGAAGATAGACAAACTCTTTAGTTAGTTCTACTTTTACATCGGAAACTACACCTACCACATCTACTGACCAGCTCATTTAGTGTCCCCCTTGGCTTCCCCAGCTCCCTCACAGAGAGGGCAGTCCCGCTCCCCTTCAGGAGTTTCTTTTGAGCCTTCCTTAGAGAAGTGATCGTGCAAATGGTTAAGTAGTTCACCATGACTTTTCATAATGTGAGTTTCTGGCATAGCGTAGACTCCTCGATCCTTCTGTTCCATGTGGTGAACAACTGAAAAACCCTCTTTGCCGTGGGACTCAATTTCCATCCGCTGGACTTTGGATTTCTCTTTAGTAGCCAACTGAGACTCCTTTAGGATTTCTAGCTTAAGCCAAGCTCCTGCCGCCCTGCGGCAGCTCGGAGCTGGCTACTCCTCGCTAAACTCACAATCGATGCAAAGAGAGGTTCCACCAACAACTGCCGCCCCGTTGAAGTTAAGTGCTAAACACTGGGCAATACCCCTTAGTACAAGTCCCTTAGAGTTTCTAGTTGAAAAGTCCCATACAATTGCAGGGACATCTCCAGTTGCTGTTAGTTGAATAGCCAACCGTTGTGCTCGAAGGGCATTGCCAGTTCCAAGAGTTGGATTTGCCGAATAAGTGTTAACTACAGCAGTCGGGGCGGCGTCGTTTGAATCGTGTTGTACAATAGTTGGTTGAGTTGCTGTGCCGCCTGAGTTAGCTGTAGTCCGTTTGTAAAGGTAGATTTCAGAGGTTCCAGCAGAAGTCCCAATTCCAGAGATCGTAATTCGAGAAACTCGAACTGTCTTGGTAGCAGAACCTACAATAGTGAAGAAGTCGGTGGCAGTCGCAGCAAGAGTAGTAGCTCCAATTGCACAACTGTAGGTTGCTTTAGTAGATTCTGTTACAACAGCAGGAACTCCAGTTGTACCAACAGCACTTCTTTGCTGGTCCCAGTTGCCAGAGGGATTCAAAAGTAGATTAAGTCCTTGAACCTGGAGTGCAAAAAGCCCAGACATGTTCCGGGCATCTGCAAGAGCGAGAACAGAGGCGAGGTTTGAGGCGGCGGAAGGGTCAGAAAGCAGGGCTGCTAAAACTGCATTTCCGCCTACTGTTGGTGTGTTGAGTCCCACGAAGTTTCTCCTTTAAAATCTAACAACTTAAAAACCAATACAAAGATAAGCAATCTTATCATTTGCTACTGTTATTCCACTAATTGTAGCTGTAGTTGTAGTGTAGCCGGTTTGACTTTGGATATCAGTTAAAGTTGTTAAATCGTTAACTTGACAAATTGGTCCATGAGGGTAAATTGTTGAACTTCCCATAGTTAAAGTAACAACACAAGGAGAGGCTTGTGTTGCCGCCGTATAAAATCCAGCTATATTAGTTGAGCCAGTCCCAATTGTAGCAGAACATCCGGAAACTGCCGTAGCTGTTAAATTACTACCTGCAAGGCCAGCTAAATTTACATTTTCTCCAGTGGCATTATAAGAAAAAGAATAATTACTACTATTTTGTGAGCAAGTTATTTGATTTTGATTTGACCCTCCTTGTGCAATTTCCCCAAAATTACAGCTATTTGCAAATGTAAGTGTACCAAGTTGATCGACCACTAAAAAAGCTGAATCATTTGAATCGTATTTTAGAGGATAAAGAAAGCCAGACACAAAAGCTCCATCATTTGGAAAACTCTCATTATAAAAAATGGTTTTAGCTCCAAGACTGTCCACATTAAGAGTTGGGTGATGCCCTGATTCTACATCAGGCTGCCAAAGAAACACCTGATTATCAGCATAAGCTGCAAGTGAAGCCCCACTACTACAAGTATAAGCTGTCGATGAGCCACTTACACTTATACATGGAAAATTAAGATTAGAACTACTTGTAGAACCGCCGCCCCCCAAACCGCCTGCATAGATAACCGACTTCCAGCAACTTAGCTGAATGTCGATAGCGCCAGTTCCTGTAAGAGTTGCAACATTAACCCGCATCCAAGGAAAGTAGCCCCAACTTACAAAGGCGCTAGAAGCATTTGTAGTTGTCATTGGAAGAGAGGCACTTCCAGTGGCGTTGGTTCCTGAGAAAGTGGACCAAGATCCAACTCCGTTGCCCTGGCCAGAGGGGGCGGATTGCAGATTTACAGAAACTCCAGAAAGACCATTAGTGTTATAGAGAAGCTGCCAACTAATGCAGCCCATCTGTTTGTTGTTAAGTTGAGGCGTGGGGCCAGTGGCTGTGAAAACTGTAAGATTGTCGGTTGTCTCGCCGGGGTAAGTAGTGAAGCGGTAGGTGAAACTGTAGTCAGGGGGAGCGCAGAAAAGAGGTAGAGTAGAAAGAAGGCTAATAAGACTAAGCTGGTGTAGTTTAGAAGGTCCCGGGTTGCCGACTCCGGCGGCGGGGGAGAAAAGTCTAAAGTTCTGAAGTCTCAAAGTCGTGCTCCTTTTCAAAACTTGTGGGGCTGCTGCTGCTGCTGGGTGGCCACCCGGTGTTGTTCTTCAATTCGTCCAGAGTCTTTAGAGGCGGAAACAAGTTCAGTTAGGCGAGAGTTGAGAAGTTTGTGAAC